TCACACTGTTAATTTCGTTTCGTGCCATCCCAGGGTAAGCCAGCATGCTGCATCACCTACGCACGGACATTCGTTTACCGGCAGTTTATCGCCGCATTTTTTACAAGATCGCTGCTGCTGGTGGCTCAGTTTCTGCAGATATTCTGCATGGCATCGCCGGATGAGCAGTCCCACAACTTCGTTGAATTCGTAAGGCTCTCGGCCAGGACGCAGGCCTGTTAAAAGTTCCTGCGCCATCTGTTCTTCTTCTGGCTCCAACTGCAACTCACGAATAACGATCCCGCCTTTACGCTGGCGCGCACGCTGGGCCGCTTTACGTTCTGCCGCTGTCTTAGCCATTCCCACCCTCCGGCGCTGCTGCCGATAAACCATTTTGCATCAGCGTGCGGCTAAGTTGTTCGCGTATTTGCTGGGTTCCTTGATACTTCACTGCTGTATCGCGAAGACTGTTTACCAGCTCTCGGTAAACATGCGGCGGCAACGTGTAACCGCTACTTACAGGTTGAGCCAGCATTGCGGCGCGGCAGGCGTTCCAGCCGTCACGGTATGCAGAGCCTGGTGAATAGATATCTGAATCTTTCCATGCAATTTCTATAGCTCTGGCAAGAGACATTTCCGCCGGCACTGCTGGCGCTGGCGGGGCGGTGAGCAGGCGCGTGATAGCTATCGCCTTCACCTTCATCACGTCATGCAATTCATCGAGTAGGTTCTGCAATCTGTGAGTATCAACATGCCGTGATTTTTCCGCCTCCGTCCATAATTTGCTCAGATAATCCCCACGGACAAGTTCAGCAGCAATTTTTGTGATTTCAGCCCTACTCACTGGCTGCGCCTCCCGGTTAGCCGCCAACGCAAATTCCAGTGCGTCGATATGCCCCACGATGGCCTTGATGGTCTTTTGGCTGGCGTACCGCCAAAGCCCTTCCTCCAGTTCGAACTTTTCCTTAACGCTTTTTGGTTCTGCCTTGGCTATTGCCCGCATGTATTTCAGTAGCGCCCGAAACTCTTTGGTTGTTTCAACAGCTCTCAACTGCTCAGTCGTTAGTGTCATGCATCCCCCTTAATCTTTTCGTAGAGCTTGTGAAAACCTTCAAACAACGCCACGACAGGCAACAGAGAGAATAAAATTGGCCAGGTTATTGAAAAGAACACCACCTCGCCAAACTCATCGCCTTGGCGGGTTGTGATATAGAAAGTAATGAAAAACCCGACAAGATAGACTGTCGCTATAATATGCCAGATCATCTACTCACCCCCTGTACGGTGACCACAAGCCCGGCAGCGCGGATTACATCGGCTGTCGTCCCTTCCAGCAGCCAGCGATTGCCAACTTTATCCACCCATGGCGATTGCAACCGCACCGGCGTAGCCAGCCGTTCTTTCAGCGCATCGATAGCCATCATGATCGACTCGTTGTCGGGATTGCAGCCCAGCTCGTTGCCGATTTCTTTGAACACCTGGGAGGCGTCTGCTCGGATGGATTCCAGCTCGGCGATGCGCTTATCCTTCGCTTCCAGCTCTGCCAGCAGTTCGAGAACAGCAGAAGGGTTAGCAGCGGCGATGAATTCAGCATCCTTACCAACGCCGCCGCCAGCCAATTGCCGATGGAACGCATCAGATACCGTTGCCACAGGATGGGATTGGTTGCTGACAATCGTATTGCCTGTGCGATTAATACCCCACGGTCCCGGAGTAGCGGCCATAGCGGCCGCTTTCAGTTCGCTGAATTTATCCATTGTTCTGCTCCTTCATGGCTTGCTCCAACTCAGCAACGCGCTGCTCCGCTGCCTCAGCTCGTCGCTTCATCTCAATCAGGTCATATTCGTAATCGACGCAATTCGAGATTAGTGACCGTTCTTTCTCCCCAATTTCTGCCAGCAGGGCGGAGACGTACTCTTGCGAGTAGAAAGGTGTCGTGTATTTCTCGTAGTCTTGGTGGTATCGACTCTCCAGCCCGCGTTCTTTGTTTCGGTTGGTGCACAGATTCCCGCGCTCGTCAGTCCACGCCACCGGCTTGCTCAGCTTATTCATCAGCATCTACCACGCTCTTGTCGCCGTTCGCCCAGCCCTCGTCAAAGTCAACTTCACCTGGCTCAACGCATCTTGCAGCGTGCTGCACATCGCTCCAATTCATGTTGTTGGCTGCCCAGTCTTCAATTTCAAAATAGTCAGAGTTGAATAACGGGATGGTGTCCTCCGCCAAGCTCCTGGCCACATCGCCACCGAATTCCTTTGCATAGTATTCGGCGCGATTAGTTGCAATGATTGATACCGGCACGGCCCAAACGCTGGTGTCTGGCATGGTAATGTGAAGTTCTTTTGTGGTTGCGTTGCTCATAATGCTTTCTCCTGGGCCTCGCAAAGGCCATCTGGTATCGCCACGACATCGCCGAGATGCAGGGCCACGATTGCGCGACATGCTGAAAACAGATAATTGGATTCGTCACCACTGAACGAAATGTGAAATTTTTCAATCAATGGGCCGCACTGGCTCCAATCAGTTGACGGAGAGAATGGTGTTTTGTCATAACGCCGATTCATGCCGCTGTGATTGTGATATTCGTCGTAGTGGTTAATCAGTCCGCTACTCTCCGCTATCCACTCCACATCGTCAGGCCACTCCACATCGTCATGAGATTTCATCGGCAGGCAGATGGCTTCTGCAACTGCCCAATCGAGGGCTTTCCCGGTTAATTCGCAGGTGTTAACAATCACGCTCCACCTCCCTAGCGCTGTCACCGGCCCGGCGATTCCAAGCGTCAGTTGCCTCGCTTTCGCTGCCAAAGTGCTGTCTGCCGCCAAGCATCTGAGCACCGCAGCGGCAGCTAACGTGAATAGCTGAGCCTGAGTAACTCGAATCGACCACGCGCGCATTCCCACCACAGAACGGGCACGGCTTCAGTTCATTTGCTGGCATCACTGGGCGCTCTTTCATTTGGCCTCCCGCAGCTTCTTAGCGAATGAACGAGCCATTCCCGCATAAGCACCAGGAGCAGTGTTGTCCGGCTTGACTGAGCACATAGCCATTGCGACTTTGTGAAGGTCATCAGCAAACTTCTCCACTCCCTGCGCCTGGATAGCTGCAACTGCTGCGTCAGTGGTGGGGGTATCAACAGCGCACATGCTTTGAATGTGTGGCGAAAGTCCATAGCTACCGGAAATCAACGATAGTGCTGCGGACAGAGCCTGATTCTCCACAGCCAGCGCATCGCGCTCAGCCTCCAACGCGCTCACTGCCCGCTGGTGGGCATCAAACTTGGCGCATTCACCGTGCTCAGCTTCACGTGCGAAAGCCTCAAAACGAACTGCATGCATTTTGTAGTCAGGGGTAAACCGCTGGATGGTTGTCATTCGTCGTCTCCCAGCACCCAGAGGAGCGCCGCCGCGTAATCACCGCTCGCCCCCTCAAGGGCTTTCGTGATTTCTTTTCGGGACTTCATGCGTGGTTTGGCATCGCCGATCACCTGGCGCTGCCTGCGCGCTTTTTCGTGGCCTTTGGTGCCGGCGGTTGCCGCTTCAACCTCTTTCACTTTTTCGCGCTGTTCGTCGGGTGTGAGGTTCGCCAGCTGACGTGCCTGGGTAATGGTAATGTCGCCAGATTCAACCGCATCTTTAACGGCCTGAGTGGCATCGAGTAGGGCGAGTGTGGCGCGGATCGTCTGCACGCCGACGCCAAACATCAGTGACAAATCTTCTTCATCGTGGCCGCGTTCCAACGCATCGGCCATCTTCTTGGCTCGGCCCAGCGGGGTATCGGCACGCCGAATTTCGTTGGCGCTGATCATTGCTTGGGCCATGCGAACAGCAGAGCCGCGTTTTGTTACGGCAGGGACGAATAACAGATCCTTTCCTGCAGCTGCCAATCGCTTATTTGCCTCAATGGCATGCCGTACACGCTGACGACCATCGACCACACATGAGAGGCCGGTTTCAGGGTCTTTCCAAACGATGATTGGCTCCAGTACCCCCTGATCCATGATGTTCAATACCATTGCCTCATCAAGCGGCAAGTGGATACGTTCATCATAGAGAGGGTGTGCTGTGTCCGTTACGAGGTGCAGCCGTTCGGGCTCAAAATTGAGCACGTTGGTTTTTCCGCTGGCCCCGTAAGCTTCAGTAGAGTTCTTGGCCATTTAATTACCCCACACTGATTTTCGGCAAAGCGAATCCCTGCCAGAAGCTGGCAATTTTCCGCAGATAGAAAATCGGTTTTTAAGAAGGGAGGCCAGACGCCCGCATAGCGCTGGATCCCGGTTAATTACTCACACATCAGGTGGCGCACCGCGCCGGGTATTTATACTGTGTAGATATAAATTAGGGACCGACACAGTACGCCACCAGATATGTGAAAAAATAGCGGCTGACACCAACCCAGGAACAGCCGCCAAAGGCTTCACTAAACACACAGCAATGGGCGCTGCCGGATATCTGCGCTCGCTTTCGCTGCAGTGCCGCCGGCCCGGCGCATTTGGTGTGGTGGCTGGTAAACAACGCCCCCGAAGTTTCCAGCCTTGAACCACTATCAAAAAGAGCGATCCTCTCCCGCTATTGGCGAACCCTCTCCGGGATTCGGTACTAACGTTAGCCGGGTGAGATACAGTTTTGCACGCCCGCGCTCTTTGATAGTGGTGCTGACCTTCCAGCCAACATGGTGGGGATAGCAAGCGAACCGCTGAACGTACCCACTCGGCGGACTCGCCATTTCGGATGCCGCCGCATTACCCCGAATGGCACTCTTCATTTTTAGGCTGACTGATGCGTTAACCGGGCGCCAACCGGAACTACGTGATGCTTATCGCCACCTTTCCCTCACTCCGTCGCCGGGGGAACTTGGCCATTACCGCTGATGCGGCTGGCCGGTATCTACGGTCGGCCCGTTTACTTGTCACATGATGCTTCCCTCCATTCCCGTGCCTGTTCTCGTCATGGGGCAGGCTCCCGGTTCTCATGTTCCCTCTGAAGCCGTCATAGCCGAAGCTGATAGCATCAGGGGAGAAAAGACGCTTCACATTGGGCTGACCACTCATGGTTAGGATCCGTCACCGCTTCCAGAATTAAGGAGTCGGGGAGTGATCAGCCCGATGTGCGCCGGTTACCCGGCGTCGTGAACAAAAATCCAAAGTAAAAACCAGAAAACAGAACAACCAACAACGCAATAAACCAAAGACCGCCAACCTCTTTTGCTCATGCTTGCCTCAGTGCGCCCAGTAGGGCGCGGTTGTGGGTTATGCGTTAACCATGAAATTAAGTGCGCCAGTTTTCCCAGTGCAGGCTACATAGGCTGAGTATTTAGGATTTTCTTTCCCTTTGAATTTTCCTGCGAGCGGCTCAAGCAGGGTGTACATTAGTGAGGAAAATTCCTCGCGCTGCTCTTCGTTGAAAGCCATGTATTCAACCGTCATCCGCTGTTGCTTAATGAAAAAGCTCAGGATTTCTTCATGAATGGCTTGCATGATTTCATCGGATTCCATTTCGCTGGTTACACGTGCTTTTACGTTTTCAACGATAGCCGGAGCTATATTTTTAAATTGTTCGATCTGCTGTGCTGTGTTTACGTGTGCCATCGTGTAACCCTCTGCTGTAATCCTGGTTCAGCGAATCATCCCGATCTTCGTGTGCCTCGGGCGGCTACTTCGTGGGCGTCCTGCCTGTTCGCTGCTGATGGAATAACATTAAGATATCTTAAATTTAAAGTCAATATTAAAGTGAAGATAACTTAAACAAGTTGTGCGGCAGTGGGTGGGCTGGTGGAATCAAGGGGAACGCAGTAAGGATAGGGGCAGGGAGAGGGCAAAAAAAACCCGGCGCAGCGGCCGGGTCAGTTAGTTGTTTATTTTTTAGGTAATTCCGGCTTTTTAAGTTGAGTAAGTAGTTTCGCAGCATCTACAGAGGCAATAGCTCCAGTTCTCGATTTGCTTTCAATATAAGCAGGGAGCCTAGTTGGAAGGTAGGATTTTTGCATCCATCGCCTAAATTCGCCAAGTGCGTCATCCGGATATATCCATGCGTCTATAGGCCCGGCTTTTGACTGCGGGAACCACTCTGGATAAACATGAGGGTGCTTTGTTCTAGGTCCATACTTTTCGTCTAAACCGGAAGCTAGCCAATGCTTACCCCAAAATTGTCCGATACTTATGTCTGGTACGGATGCAGGGCCGAATTCAAAGCCAGTATTAATCATTTTTAGTGATAGGTCGGCCATCTCGCTAAAAACAGAGAAAAAACCAAGGGGTATTTGTGAGTTAAGCTGAAGGCGATCCTGAAAAGCTTGCCAGGCACCTCGTTGAGGGTTTTCTGGGTCTATCCCTACGCTGAGGAATACTAATCTTCTAAGGGCGCTGTCACCAAGTTTACGATAATTTGCTAATGCTGTGGTTTTGTCAGTCTGCTCTGCATCAAAGGCATAATATTCGAGTATAGCCATGCAGACAGATGTCGGGAATGCCCTTACTTCAACACCCTTGCTGACCACTGTCCAGTATAACTGTGTGAGTCTTAAACCTTTTCCCTGCAAAATAGCGTCAATTTTTTTACCGCGCGGTCTTTGCCGTTCTTCTATCCAGTCAGAGGTCAAGCGAGTCATTGCAGCAGAGTCAACACCACATAGCCTTGATAAGCCACGCATAGTCAAATAAGGGTTTCCATTATTTAAAACCCCCATCTGAACTCCTTCAACTTCAACTTCTTTAACGGGGAACACTTCCATTTCTAGCTGCTGACCTGGAAGGTGTTTATCTTGGTTATTCATATGATTTCCTTAGATAAATAGGTGCTGACCAGAATGTACACCCCTGAAGCTGTGTGAACTTCTTCGGCAATGCCGCAATGATGGTTAGCCAAGTAACGATGGCTAAACCATTTTGTGATTAACTTCCTCATCCTCAACATGGCGCGAGGCCTTGAGGATACCGGCCACATACTCTACTTTCAGCACTGCACTTTGCGGCAGTGTGATTGGTCTATGGTCTTGATTGATGCTGGTAAACTGGTAACCGCCGTCGCGAGTGTAGTTGAGCACCTTGATCATGTTATGGCCGTCTGCTGTACGAACGAATACCTCATCACCAGAATGCACTGAGGTACCTGGTTCGATGAGAACGAACTCACCAGACTGGATGCGCGGCCACATGCTATCGCCCCGAACGCGAAGCCCGTATGCATTCGGATCATCGCTATAAATCTTCAGCCATCCACCACGGTACTCGACCATGTCGATCATGCCATCAACTCCTAAAACGGCATCACCAACAACAGGGACAAGCCCTGGTCGAACCTTGCCTACATATGTGATGTTTTCGTCGATCGCATCCCCATACAAGAGATGCGATGGAGAGCATTCTAATGCTGCCGCGAGAGACATCAGATTATCCCCCTTTGGCTCTGTTTCAGATCGCTCCCACTGTGAAATCGCAGCGTTAGAAACGCCGACTTTTTTAGCCAATGTTACTTGGCTCAATTTCTTTGCCTTTCTCAGCGCATGAATGCGCTCGCCCACGGTTTCTTTTTTCATAGTTAAGCAATCTTAAATCTAGTTGACTTAAGATTCCTTTAGTTAAATAATTGAAGATATCTTAAACTGATTGAGGTGAACAAATGCTTAAGGAAAAAGTGGTCAAGCACTACGGCTCTCAGCGTGCAATTTCCGCTGCTCTTGGAGTCAGTGATTCGGCCGTATCTCAATGGGGGGAAGTCATTCCCGAGAGAATTGCTCTAAAGCTAAGCCGCATCACTGATGGAGTTCTTGTATATGACCCGTCGTTTTACAAAAAGTCTACCGCGCCAGCGGCTTAACCAAAACCACAGAAGCGGAGAAACCTTGTGGACAACAAAGATTTCCCAACGCAGGACGACATTAGCGAAGCAATACACAAGCTGATCACGTTGTTCCCAGGTAAGTACAGTTCGATGGCTCAGCAGCTGGACCCGGTGGCCGGTACCGAAAACGCATTGCGCAACCGCGTTCGCCAGGTATCTGGTCAGGTAGTACCGCTGGGTATGGCAGCTGAAATGGAGTCGATCTCTGGTCGTAGCGATATCACTGAAGCGATGTGCAAACGGGCTGGTGGAGTTTTCGTGAAGCTTCCAGAGGTCGAGCAGATGGGCAATGAAGAGCTGCTTTACAAATTTAATGATCTGCTGGCGTCTCTCGGCCAATTCGCGCGCTTCCACAACGAGTCAACTTCTGACGGCATTCTGGACCGCGAAGAAAGCAAACGCATGAAGGCCAAGGGCTATCGGGTGCAGTGTCTGGTGGCTGAAATCATGGTCGTTACAGAGATGTTATTTGGAGAGGGTGACGCCACAGATATGCGGTCTGTGGCGTCGGTCGCATTAACTAAACGTGTGGAGTAATTAACGCATGAACAGATTAGCAGATAGTCGGCTGCGTGGGCAATTTCGGTGTGTGGCTTCAAGCTGTTCGAAGCCGCTCATGCCGTTGCGTTATGTGATGAGAATACCGGGCGGCTGGATGCCTGTCACCCACAGCGCTTTGCAGGAAGTTGTGGATCGCTTCAAGTATTTGGCACTGCCAGCGCCGGGAGCTGCTGCATGAGCATGAACCTGATGGCTCAAGCAATGAGCATAAAGGTTGGCAATCCCCTGCGTAAGCTGGTGCTGATTAAGATGGCTGATAACGCCAATGATGAAGGCGAATGCTGGCCGTCATATCAACACATTGCTGACCATTGCGAGTGCAGCAAGAGCGCCGTGAAGGCTCATATCACTGCACTGATAAAAATGGGGCTGCTCTCGAAAGAGAACCGCCTTGGCGTCAATAACGGAAAAGGCAATACATCAAACATTTACCAACTGACACTTGGTAACCCTGTGTCGTCAGAAAACACAGCCCCTGTGTCGCGTAAAAGCACAGCCCCTGCGTCACCAAAAAACACAGGGGGGTCAGGAGAAAGCACAGGTGAGTCGTCAGAAAACACAGCCCCTGTGTCATCTGGTGGCACCCCCTGTGGCAGCACGTGGCACCAGAACCAGTCATTAGAACCTAAAGACCAAAACCCTTCTTGTCAGGTCGCTCCGCAACCCGACGAATCAGGCGATGAAAAGTTTTTATCTCGGCACCCAGAAGCAGCGGTATTCAGTGCCAAGAAAAAAATCTGGGGCAGCGCTGAAGACCTGAAGTGCGCAGAGTGGATCCGTTCTCGCATCGTGAAGCTGTACGAGCAAGCCGCAGAAAGCGATGGGGAAGTCGCCAGACCGAAGGAGCCTAACTGGGCAGACTGGGCAAACGAAATCCGCCTGATGTGTTCTCAGGACGGCCGCACACACAAGCAGATCTGCGAGCTATTTGCGAAGGCAAACCGGGATCCATTCTGGTGCAAGAACATCCTGAGCCCGTCAAAGCTGCGTGAGAAGTGGGACGACCTGACGCTGAAGCTTAGCGTTAACCCTTCATCACCGGCCGGTGGTCATTGGAACACTGCTGAAGCATGGGAGAACACCCTATGAATAAATTCATGAGTGCTGTCCAAAATCGCGACGGTAACGCACTGGCGCGGATGATGCCCGCAGAACCGCAAGCGCGAGTAGTCAACGGAAACGCTGAAAAATTGGTTGATCTGCTGTTCGTCAACCTCATGCAAGTATTTCCCGCCGCTAAGCAAACAGCGCTGAGCACGCCAGCAGAAGTCGCAGCCGCAAAACGCCAGTGGATCCTGGCATTCGCGGAGAACGGGATCACTTCCGTTGAGCAGTTGCAAGCCGGTATGCGCATGGCGCGTCAGCAAGAAAGCGACTTCTGGCCGAGCTGTGGAAAGTTTATTGGCTGGTGTAAGGCTGGCGCCGCCGAGAATGCGGGCCTGCCATCGGTTGATGAGGTTGAGGCGGAGTTCAAGCGCTACAGCGCGAATCGCGGGCAGCATGCGCGGCCTGAAGATTTCAACTGGTCGGCGCCGGTTATGTACTGGATTGTGATAGACGTTCGCCATCTGATGCTTCAGCACAACTACACCGAAAGCGAGATCCGCAAATCAATTCAGCAGCACCTCAACCGATGGGCTAAACGGCTTGCAAAGGGCGAACGAGTGCCAACCCCTGCGCCACAAATCGCCCACAAGCAACACATCCCGGCGCCGTCAGAGCTAATCGACAAAGACGGCAAATTTCAGCGTAAAGGTGAAGAGCTGCTGGCGCGCATCCGCTCGAAGCGAGAGGGGAACCCATCATGAAGAAATTAACGATCCCGGTAGACGCATTAGAAAGCGAACGTATCAACAAGGGCATTCGTCGATTGGTTCGCGAAGGTTTTCTGAAAGACAACCCAGATAGCCAGATTTGCCGCGTTAGAAATGCCGCTGCTGGGTCAACGTGGCGCACATTGCGTGACCTTGAACGGCTGGTGGCGGAGATGTACGGGGTTTTCGACACGCAAGCAGCCATCAGCGCCCGTCTGCGAGAGTTCAGTAAGCCATTCCAGGGGCTGGTTAAGGAACGCCGGATGGCGAAAAGCAAATCGGGGAAATGGGTTTATTTCTACCGCCTGGTTGCCGTTGAGAAGGAGCCTTCAGCATGAAGTGCGTATCTGGAATTGAGGTTATGCCGCTGTTGGTAATTGCTCATCGCATGTGGCGCTGGTGGATGCTCAGAGAAGCACGCCGCTCATGGCAAGAACGCGGTGATTTTCGAAAGTACGCCCAGCGTCAGGGCTGGTTAATTGAATGGCAACGCCAGCGGTTCAGCACTGATTACTGCGTAGTGCGCTATCTGGTTCGTAAGGCAGAGGGGAGTTTTGCATGAAGTCAGATTATCTTGGCGTCAGCCATACGCCACCAGAGCATAAAGACCGGTGGCAAACACCGATCGAGATATTCAGCGCGCTTGATGTTGAGTTTGGGTTTTACCTGGATGCTGCAGCAGACAAAAACAACGCACTGTGCGCTCGTTACCTGACAGAGCAGGATAACGCGTTGGCAGTCGATTGGGAGAGCTACGGCGCCATCTGGTGCAATCCGCCATATAGCGCGATTAAGCCTTGGGTTGAAAAGGCCGCGCAACAATGCCGGGCGCAGAATCAGCCGATCGTTATGCTGATACCTGCGGACACCTCGGTAAGCTGGTTCTCATTGGCGCTGAAGTCGGTTGATGAAGTCAGGTTGATCACAGATGGCCGCATATCGTTCATTAACGCCGGCACGGGTAAGCAAGTGAACGGTAATAACAAGGGAAGCATGCTGTTGATCTGGCGCCCATTTATCAAACCACGTTGCCAATTCACCACTGTAAGCCGCGATGAGCTAATCAGTATTGGCGCTGAGGCATTGCGCGAGGTGGCTGCATGAAATTGACGTTGCCATTCCCACCAAGCGTCAACGGTTACTGGCGTTCCCCTAACAAAGGATCGTCACGTGGGCGCACTTTGGTCAGTGAGCGCGGCAGGGCATTCCAGGCAGAGGCTATCGCACAGGTAATCGAGCAACTGCGCCGCCGGCCTAAGCCGATCAGCACCAATATCTCGGTTTATGTAGTGTTCTGCCCTCCGAATAAAGCGCGCCGGGATCTGGATAACTACTTCAAGGCATTGTTCGATGCGATGACGCAGGCTGGTGTTTGGCTTGATGACAGCCAGATTAAGCGCATCGAGGCGGAGTGGGGGCCGGTAACGAAAGGCGGGAAAGTGGAACTGAGAATCAGCGAGGTGATGCCATGCGCTGCCTGTTGAAACCTATCATCATCAGCGAGCTCGGCCAGGTGATATTGAAACCAGGCGCTGAGCTGATGTCGTTGTTCGGTGATCGGGTCATGGTGACCAGAGTACCGCCTGAATTCCGCAAGATGCCATCTGGTGCGCTGCCGACAGTAGAACAGCAATTGGCAACTGATCCACGTTTCCGATCGTTCTTCACGCATGAGCGAGTACTGGGTGCTGCTGGTGGCCCCACCGCTATGCGCGATTGGTTAGGTCGTGGTTTTGAATGCCAATGCACCAGCACGGACGGGTATCACGACAAGAACATCAGCGTGATGGAATACGGCGATCACAGTATCAGGATGTGCTGGCATCACCAGCACAAATACCGTGAGCAGACGAGCCCGATGCTGAATAAGCTGGCAGAGCAGAACGTGGCTGATTTTGTCGTTTACCGCGCCCGCGCGCACTTCATGTTTGACGAATCCCACCAGCTTACGCTGCCGGAGCTCTGCTGGTGGGCATGGGTCAAAGAGGTTATCGATCTGATCCCTGAAGAGGTTGCCGCTGCATCACTGCGTGTGGCGCCGCACAGCGTGCCTGCTGGAGTTAAGAAGGAATCAGATATCGAGCATACGCTGGCGGCACGCCAGATTGTTGCCGAGAAAGCCAAAAAAGCGGCCAAAACGTTAGTTATCGATCCGGCCCCGCCAAAGGCGTTATTCAAAATTCCAAAGCGTGAGCGCTGGACCAGTGAGAAGTTTACCCGTTGGGTTAAGTCTCAGCCATGCGCATGCTGCGGATCCCCCTCGGACGACCCCCATCACATCATTGGCCACGGACAGGGTGGCATGGGAACCAAGGCGCACGATTTTTTTACTATCCCGCTTTGCCGAAAACATCACGATGAATTGCATCGTGACATGTCACGGTGGGAAGAAGAGCACGGCACTCAGATCGAACTGTGGTTCAGATTCATCGACCACTCGTTATCGATCGGCGCCATTTCATAAGTGTGGAGTAATAGGCGAGCTGGCATGCGGGCCAGACGCCTGGAGAAAATGCATGATTATGTCCGAACAATACCTGCAGTACATCCGGGAATGTTTCATGATGGCAACTGCTGACACCAGCGGTAAGACAAAGGGGCAGTTACAGGCATTCACTGAATCAACGCAAGTATGCACTACGCGGTTGAAGCGTAAGAGACGCACTATCGTGGAGGAAGACGGAAAGCGAATTACAATTCATAGCGCACCTGTTCCTGGCACTGAAACCAGACCGAGTTCAGGGGCAATTGCGCTTATTGATCCTGCCACGTTTTCAGCTACTTCTTGGCGCCGGGCTATTTACCCAATCGCGAGCAATCAGCGCAGCTGGCTTTCATGGTGCTACACGGGCGATATTTCGTTTAGCCATCAGGAAGAGATCACTCGCTGGGCTTGGGGTGAATTCCGTGCCCGCATGGAAGTTATGGGCAAGCGCATAGCAGGCAAGACGATCGAAAAGCTTAGGGCTTTGACTTGGTTAGCCGCCCAAGATGTGAAAGCCAGGATAATGGGCGGTAAAGCTTACCAGTGCCAAGAGGTGGCTGAGCTACTTCAGGTATCCGCGCCAAACTGGTCAAAAAACTATGGCCAGTATTGGTCGCTGCTATGTGGAATATTCCAGAGGCTTGATCGGGAAGGCCTAATATCTTTATCGAGATCACGATCACAACAAAAAGCGACATTTTCACAACAGGGTATTGCAAAAGTTAATTAAATAGTCCATATTTAGCGTTAATTTGATACCGTGCCATAAATGTAATGACCGGCACCAAAATTAAAACCTCGCTTCGGCGGGGTTTTCTTGTTTTCAGCCCCAGCCAACATCCGACACACACCTGGCACGCCCCGTATCGCCAAATCGTTTACGGCTGGTGGCTGAACCCTATTAGCCGTGGCATAGACTGCGGTTTTTTTATGCCCTCGGTATGGAGAGGACAATTACAGCAATGAGGAGTAACGATGTCCGATCCATTGACTGCGACTGGCACCACTGCGCTGGTGTCGGCAACGATTGCTGCGCCTGCAGTTGGCATTGATTACGGGGTTATCTTTGGCGCGTTCATCGGTGCGATGTTCTACGTCACCCAGGCCAAAGACATTCCGCGAATCAGACAGGCTTTCTCGTTCGTCGTCTCATTTGGTACTGGCGTACTCGGTGCGAGTGTTGCCGGCGCCAAGCTTTCAGCATGGCTGAATTACAACGACACCCCATTAGAGCCGTTAGGTGCGCTAATCATCTCTGCCGTTGCGGTCAAGCTGCTTACCTTCGTCAGTGAGAAGATGGAGGATCCGACATCGCTGTTTTCCAGATTCCGGGGAGGCGCGAATGGCAAGTAACGATATCTCTGTGATGTGGTTAAACCTCATTCACACAGTAACGACCAGTGATCCACTTGTGGTGCTGAATGTGTTGCTTTGCTCGGCGATTGTCTGCCGTCTGGCCTGCTTCAGAAAAACAGGTTACCGGCACCGGGCATGGATAGCATGGCTGGCGTGGTTGGTTATCGGCGCCTATTCATGGATCCCGTTTCGCTTTATTGCGCAGCAGTACCAGGAAACACACTGGGGCGTAATCGCTGCGAATCTCATCATCTGCATCGCGCTGTACCGGGTTAAGGGGAACATCGCGAAACTGCTACACCCCCTGAGGCCACAATGACACAAAACGAATTTCAACGGGCGGCTGGTATTAGCGCCGGGTTAGCTGCGCGCTGGTATCCGCATCTGATCGCCACCTTTGCTGAGTTCTCAATCGAGAAGCCAGCGGCACAGGCAATGTTTATTGCTCAGGTTGGGCATGAATCAGCGGGATTTACCCGCACGGTAGAGAACCTGAACTACACGCCACAGGGATTACTTTCAACCTTTGGGAAGCGCATCACCCCCTATCAGGCTGACATGCTAGGGCGTACAACAGCACATCTGGCAAATCAGCAGGCGATTGCAAACTTGGTATATGCCGATCGCTTGGGCAATAAATCACGCGGTGATGGCTGGAAATATCGTGGGCGTGGGCTGATTCAGGTTACCGGCCAGGACAACTACCGAGCGTGCGGTATTGCGCTGAAACTCGACCTGGTTGGTAACCCTCAGTTACTGGAAAGCGACGCTAACGCGATGCGCTCTGCAGGATGGTTCTGGAAGTCCCGCGACTGCGGCCGCAATGCCAACGATATCGAATGGGTAACTCAGCGTATCAATGGTGGCATTAATGGCCTGTCTGACCGTAAGGCTCGTTTCGATACCGCAAGAAAGGTGCTGCTATGAGCTGGTTCCCGCTTCCATATGGCAAAGCCGCGCTGGTGGCTTTAATCCTCGCGGTGTTCGCCTGGCTGGCCGTCAGCAACTGGGGCTACCGCAAAGAGCTTCAGCTGACCCAGCAACAGCTTTCAACATCGCTGTTGGAGAACAGCAAGCAGTCACTGCTGATCACCACCCTGCAGGCTCAGGACGCTCAGAATCGCGCGCTGGTGGCAGCACAACAGCAGCATGAGCAGCAGCTACGCCAGCAACACGACATCTTGCAGAGGAAATACCGTGAAGCGATTAAAAACGATCCCTGCGCTGCTCAGCCTATGCCTGGTGCTGTTGTTGAGCTCCTGCAGCAAAACATCGCCACCGGCGCCAGAACAGGTGATAAACCTGCCCCCTGAAACAGTATTCACGCCATGCGAGCAGCCAGAATTGCAGGGCGACACGTGGGGCGATGCGTTGAGCTACACGCTGACACTGCAAACAGCCCTATCAATCTGCGCCGGCCAGGTTGCTACGTTGAACCAGTGGCGCGCATCGGTAGGGAGATAATTATGGGACGGAAAGTGCCAACACCGCCGCCTTACAAGCCAGGCGAGAAAGTTGTGCGACCTGCACCGCCGCCAACTCCTCCGAAACAGGCATTAATGGATGGAATGATGAAAATCGAAAACCTCAGCAAAGCCGTTTGTCTCCAAGAACAATTACGTGAACTGGAAGATCAATATCGGGTAGTGAAAGAAAAAGGGAATGGAGGTCTAGGAATTACCATTCAGTCTCGTTACCAAGATGATGCTTTTGTTGATGCTATCCGCTTCCATGTACTGGATGAGCTTAATCAACGGATCGGGGACAAAAGGCGACGTCTTGCTGAATTAGGAATTACCTTTGCTTAATTGCTGTGGCATTACAGGTGGCATTCACTGAGTGCCATCGATAATGCGCCTACAAAGGCCATCATCCTGCATCAGCGGGCTGGTGGCTTTTTTATTACCACTACCACCACCAAGAGAAATCACCATGTTCACACTGAAAATCATTACTTCAAGCCGAAACGAAATTATCAACGCTGTTGACTCCATCGAGTGGAAGAGAGCCGAGAAAGCTGTATATGCCTACGCTTGCACGGGTGAGTTGCTAAAGCTAACTCTGCTGCCAGGTGATACCGCCTATCTGGTTAACAGCGATAACCGCACGGTTGCCACGTATACTAATCCAGTTAAGCTGTCAGGCGGTGATTGATGGCTTCAAATTCCCCCTGGCACTATTTGTACAATACCAAGCGCTGGTATCGACTCCGTTATCATCAATTGCAAAAGCAACCACTTTGCGAATTTCACTTACGCCGTGAGCAAGTAGTATCAGCATCAATAGTTGACCACATTAAGCCGCATAAGGGAGACGAGGAACTTTTTCACGATCCTGATAACCTGCAGTCTCTTTGCAAGCACTGTCACGACTCTGTGAAGCAGCGCATGGAGAAGGGCGGAATGGTGACAGAGTTCGATAGTAGCGGCCGCGTCATCTGGTAATAGGAACAAGCTATGAAAGACCTGAAGATAGAATTCTACGAAGGTAGGCTGGTAGAACTACGTGTTGATGGCGTGCTCATCAATGATGCAACTGCAATTCACTTCAGCCAAGTGGTAGGCGCAGCCCCTCAGCTAACACTGACCAGAGTGCTCACAGGCACAGGAACTAAGCCTCTTGGGATTGATGAAGATCCAGCGCCGACCATCCGGTACATCATCAAATGATAGTAAATATCATTTGCATTATGGCATCAAACTAGTCCGGGATGGAATTGATGCAAATGATAATCAATATCAATAATGACCAGCAGCAGGCAGGGGGGAGGGGTAAAACTCTGACCGATCAGGTTTAAAGACCGCGCTCCCAGTTTTCATTTTAAAAACGTCCAGAAAAAAAGGAAAAACAATGGCACAGCGAGGCAGAAAGTCTCTGGCTGCGACGTCTGCTGCCTCGCTGCCAGCGCTGGCTGAAAGCAGGCTTCAGCCGTCCATTCATCTGAGCGATCCGGAAATAAATGTATGGATAAGGCTGGTAAATGACAGCCCGGCCAGTTCATTCACTGAAACTCACAGAGACATGATGGAGATGTACTGCCGCCATGTTGTTCAGGCCAGAATAATTACCACTCAACTTGAAGAGTTTGAACTCGAGTGGCTATCGCGTGAGGACGGTCTCAAGCGCTACGACAAATTGCTCGCCATGCGTGAGCGCGAAGTGCGCTCGGCATCTTCACTGGCAACGCGTTTACGGATCACCCGACAAGCCACTGCGGACCCAAAAACAGTTGGTCGCGCACACAACAATCTGGCTCGGGAGAAAAAGCCCTGGGAAATTGACTAAGGCTCTTTGATGGCTAAAAAAAATCTGACAAGGGCCGAGAGAAATATTCTCTGGTGCGAAAGGAACATCGTTATACCCGAAGGTAAGTTCGTGGGGCAGCCGTTGAAAATGGCGGATTTCATGAAAGACGACTTTAGGGCAATTTTCGATAACAAACACAGCACTCGTCGCGCAATCATCAGCCGCGGCCGTAAAAACGCCAAAACTGTTGAAACCGCCATGCTTATGCTGCTCTACCTGGTGGGGCCGGAGGCAGCGCCGAACTCGCAACTGTATTCTGCCGCTCGCTCGAGAGATCAGGCAGCGATTCTGTTTAACCTGGCCTCTAAGATGTGCCGGATGAACCCGGTACTTATGCAGTATGTGGCGATAAAGGATTCGGCGAAAGAAATTCACTGCCCTGAGCTGGGCTCTTATTACCGCGCACTGAGTGCAGAGGCCACCACGGCTTACGGTTTCTCGCCGAGATTTGTCGCGCACGATGAGCTGGGCCAGGTGCGTGGGCCGCGTGATCCGCTTTATGAAGCACTGGAAACCGCTACCGCCGCTCAGGATAATCCTATCTCGATAATCATCAGTACGCAGGCACCCGATGCGAGCGATCTACTCAGCCTACTGATTGATGATGGCCTGACCGGTGCTGACCCGCGCACGGTGGTACGTCTGCAGACTGCCCCGGAAGATATCGATCCGTTCTCGGTTGAAGCCATCCGGCTGGCAAACCCGGCCTTTGATGTGTTCATGAACCAGAAAGAAGTGCTGGATATGGCCGCCAGCGCGAAGCGCCTCCCGTCGCGCCAAGCTGAATTTGAGAACCTTGTGCTTAACCGCAGGGTTGAGGCGAAAAGCCCGTTCGTAAGTCAGACCGTCTGGCACATGAACAAAGAGGAACCCGGCGAACTGGCGGGCTCTACCGTCTGGGGTGGGCTTGACCTTTCCAGTGTCTCGGACCTTACCGCGCTGGTGCTGAATACAACGCAGGGCGATGTGCACTGCAAGTTCTGGCTACCTGAAGAAGGGTTGGCGGACAAAGCGCGTAACGATCGAGTGCCTTATGACATCTGGGCGAGGCAGGGTTTTCTCAATACGACACCCGGTAAGGCCATCGAATATGCATTTATTGCACGCGAGCTGCGGCGCGTTTTTGATATCTGTAACGTAAGGGCGCTGGCGTTCGACCGCTATAACATGCGTTTCCTTCGTCCGCACCTCATCGAGGCCGGTTTCACTGAGGCGGAACTCGAGCGGTTCGTGGAATTCGGCCAGGGCTTTGTCTCCATGTCACCTGCGCTCAGGGAGCTGGAAGCCAAACTGCTCGGAGCGCAGCTGAAGCACGGCAACCATCCGATCCTCGAAATGTGCGCCAAAAACGCCACGGTAATCACCGACCCAGCCGGTAACCGCAAGTTTGTAAAAGGCAAATCCAGCGGGCGTATCGACGGCATGGTGGCGTTGGCGATGTCTATCGGCGCGCAGACCAGTGATGAAATAGAGGATCCTGGCGATGTTAACGATTTTATCTACAACTTTTTGAGCGTGTAAAAATGGCAGATATCGATTATAGCATTGACCTGCGCACGCGATCGCCATTTTGGGCGCGCATGGCCTCTATCCTGACCGGTGGAAGACTGGTATCACCGGATAAGGGCTCTCAGATGGCAGGGACTTCGGCACATGGAACCGTTGGTGAATCGGTTGTTACCGATGAACGTAATATGCAGATCAGCACCGTTTGGTCTTGCATTCGACTGATATCAACAGTGACAGCATCTCTTCCGCTAGATGTGTTTGAAACTGTTAATGACCAGCGTCAGAAAGTTGGAAACGAAAATCCCCTGGCGCGCCTCCTGCGATTCCGTCCAAATAATTTTATGACCGCGCTTGAGTTTCGCGAAGCGATGACAATGCAACTCTGTGCATATGGTAATGCGTACGCCCACGTTGAGAGAAATAGCGTTGGTGATGTGATCAGCATGGTTCCGTTGATGAGCGCCAATATGGATGTGCGACTCAGCGATAACGGGAAAAACGTTATTTACCGCTATAAACGCGATACGGAATACGCAGACTTCAAGCCTAAAGAAATTTTCCATCTGAAAGGTTTTGGTTTTAACGGCCTGGTGGGGCTGTCTCCGTTGGCCTTCAGTGCGAAATCGGCCGGTGTGGCGATCGCTATGGAAGACAATCAGCGCGAGTTTTTTGCTAATGGCGCCAAGTCACCGCAAATTCTGATGACAGATGGCAAGGTGCTTACTAAAGATCAGCGTGGACAACTGGAAGAAAACTTCAAGGAGATCGCCGGCGGCCCAGTTAAAAAACGCCTCTGGATTCTGGAAAGCGGATTTACCACTCAGGCTATAGGGATATCTCCAGCGGATTCTCAAATGCTTGAAGCGCGTAAGTTTCAGGTAGCCGAACTAGCGCGATTTTATGGTGTCCCGCCTCACCTGGTGGGGGATGTCGAGAAAACAACTTCATGGGGTAGCGGTATTGAACAACAAAACCTCGGCTTCCTGCAGTACACGTTAAAACCTTATCTGGATCGCTGGGAATACAGTATTGAGCGCTGGTTGGTAAAAGATGCCGATCAGGGCAGGATACATGCTGAGCATAATTTAGATGGTCTGCTGCGCGGTGATTCGACAAGCCGTGCCTCTTTCATGCAAACAATGGTGAATACTGGTATCCGAACCGTCAACGAAGTCAGGCGACTGGATAACTTGCCACCGCTTCCCGGTGGAGATGTAGCGACACGCCAGTCGCAGAACGTACCCATTACCGATCTCGGAAGAACCAAAGAGCCCCGCACTGACGGGGCTTAATTTTTATGGGGGCCATGATGCCTGATATTCAGAAAACCCTGGCGTTCGACCAGACAGAAATAAAGTTTACCGGCGACGGTGATAAAGGAACTTTTGAGGGCTACGCCTCTGTTTTCAACAATACGGACGCCGACGGAGATATTATTCTGCCAGGTGCATTCAGCGGTGTTATTGCCGGTCAAAGCCGCAAGGTAGCCATGTTCTTCAACCATCAGACGCGCGCGATCCCTGTCGGTAAATGGGATTCCATGCATGAGGACGATAAAGGGCTGTTTGTTCGCGGTCAACTCACTCCTGGACTTAGTCTGTCTGAGGACCTGAAAGCGGCAATGAAACACGGCACCGTTGAGGGGATGTCAGTCGGCTTTTCCGTCGGCCCCGATGATTATACCGTCGGCACTTCCGGACTCATTTTCAAAAACATTTCTTATCTGCGGGAAATAAGTGTCTGCACTTTCCCGGCCAACGAACTGGCCGGCGTGACCGCCATGAAAAGTATTGATGGTATCAAAACCATTCGTGACGCGGAGGCCTGGCTGAGGGATTCAGTCGGTTTGACCCGCGCTGAAGCGCAGGCATTTATTGCCCGCGTGAAGTCCGCAGGCCGGAGCGAGTCCGGTAGCGGCGACATTGACGCGCTGGCACAGCGCATAACCTCATTTGCCGCTAATCTGCGGAATGCATAACGGAGCACCATATGTCTGAATTAGCCACTCTCGAAAAAGCGATTGAAAATTCCCAGAAAGAAGTTAAAGAACTCATCGAAGAACAGCGTAAATCCATCAATCATAACGGAGAAATTAACAAGCAACTGCAGTCCGATCTGACCAAAGCGCAGGAAGAACTGAAGACCACCGGCACCCGCCTGTTCGATCTTGAGCAGAAACTTGCCGGCAACTCTCCGGATCAGACTGCGCAAAAGTCATTTGCCGAGCGTGTGTCCGAAGACCTGATGAAAGGTTGGGATGGCTCCCGCACCAAAGCGAAAGTTACCAGCTTTGATAAAGCGATCGGTTCCGGCGCAGCGTCAGCGGGTGCCCTGGTCCAGCCGCAGCAAATGCCAGGTATTCTGATGCCAGGGCTGCGTCGTCTTACCGTTCGTGACCTTCTGGCACAAGGCCGTATTACCAGTAACGCGCTGGAATACGTGCGTGAGAATGTGTTCACCAACGCTGCTGCGCCAGTGGCGGAAGGCACCCTCAAGCCTGAAAGTAACATCACCTTCACCAAAGAAACGGCGAACGTGAAAACCATCGCCCACTGGATCCAGGCGTCGCGACAGATCATGGACGATGCTCCGGCGCTGCAGTCCTACATCAACTCCCGCATGATGTATGGGCTAGCGCTGGTGGAAGAAAATCAGATGCTAAACGGTGATGGGACTGGCGATAATCTGCAAGGCATTAACGTAGTCGCGAACGACTATGAAACCGCGCTAAATGCTACCGGTGATACCGGTGCTGACATCCTCGCTCATGCGATCTATCAGGTGTCTCTGAGCGAATTTGAAGCAGACGGCATCATCCTTAACCCGGCAGACTGGCACCGCATCGCACTACTGAAAGATGCCAACGGCAATTACATCCTTGGTGGGCCACAGGCGTTTGCCTCCAAGGTGCTGTGGGGGCTTCCTGTTGTTTCTACCACGGCCCAAGCATCAGGTACCTTCACTGTTGGCGCGTTTGGTCTTGCGTCTCAGGTGTGGGATCGTATGGATGCCACTATCGAGATCAGCAATCAGGATCGCGACAACTTCGTTAAAAACATGCTGACCATCCTGTGCGAAGAGCGCTTGGCATTGGCTCATTATCGTCCTGCTGCGCTGGTCACAGGTAGCATCACCCCTCCAGTAACTCCGTAACTGTAAGGTCGCGGCCAGCAATGGCCGCGTTAACTCGATATGAAAATTAAAGCCATTCGAATGTTCTCTCATTATACGCTGGGGAATTTTTCTCAAGGCGATGTGAGGATCGTAGAAGATGAGGTTGGAAAAGCTCTGATCGCTATGCATCTGGCTACAGAAGTGAGAGAGGAAGAACAAAATTCCAAGCAGGAAGAAAATAATAAAGGGCAGCCAGATAAACAAAAAACTGGAGGCAAAAGTGGAAATAAGCGAAGAACAGCTGGCGCAGATTAAATTACATGTTCGCGTTGATCATGATGAAGATGATGAATTAATAAAAACATATTTAGATGCTGCGGTTGATTATGTTGAGAATTATTGCGACGGAAAATTAGTAACAGAACTAACACCAATAGTCGAAGTTGATATTCCACCAAGAGAAATTCTTTTTACTGCAGGCATATGGCAATCAATGTTGTTACTGGTGGGCCATTGGTACGCCAACCGAGAAAGTGTCAACATCGGTAATATAACATCGGAAGTTCCATTTGGCGTAGATGCTCTCTTGCTCCGTCATCGTAGGTGGCACTGATGGCCTGTGAAGGATGCCGGCGCCGCCGGGAATGGTTAAAGAACTGGTTGAGGATTGCCCATGAACGAGCAACAGGTAAGCGCACTGATAGCAGCACTGCAGGAAGAGACGAAGGCAAAGCAGGAACAGACAGCAGCACTAACCCGCCTGGCTGAGTCCAATGAATCGTTGGTCGCTGTTCTTGTTGATGCATTCAGCAATGAAATGGGAGACGTTGATATCATCAAAAACGATGATAGCCAAAACTATCTCAGCAATCGGGGGTAATTATGCAGGCCGGTAAGCTGCGCCATCGCATCACCTTGCAGAAGCCCGTTAAGGTGCAGAATCCTGAAACTGGTTCAGTAGAAAATATATGGCAGGATCTTGCTCAGCTTTGGGCCGAGGTTTCTCCACTTTCCGCCCGAGAGTTTGTGGCCGCTCAGGCAATGCAAAATGACGTAACTACAAGGATTACCATCCGCTACCGTCAAGACATAGAGCCAAAATATCGGATATTGTTTCGCGGTAAAATATTCAATATTGAAGGCATTTTGTCCGATCCGAAAAGTGGTCTTGAATATCTGACGTTGCCATGCTCTGAAGGGGTTGATGATGGCTGATGGCGTTGAATACACCCTTACTGGCGTCGATGAACTGATGGGAAAACTGGAATCTATCAGTGATGACATGAAGCGCAAAGGAGGGCGTGCAGCGTTAAGAAAGGCTGCCAACGTTATCGCCAACAGGGCAAAGGCAAATGCACAGCGACTTGATGATCCGGAAACCGGCCGCAGTATTGCTGATAATATCGCTGTGCGTTGGAATGGTCGTGAGTTTAAGCGTAATGGAAACCTGGCCTTTCGAATCGGTGTGCTACATGGTGCTGTGCTAAGAAAGCATCCCGATAAAGCCAAGAATGCCCCAACGCCGCACTGGCGCCTGCTGGAATTCGGTACCGAAAATATGCGAGCTCAACCTTTCATGCGGCCGGCAGCAGAGAACAGCGCCGCTGAGGCATCCAATACGTTCGTTGTGGAATATGGAAAAGCTATCGACAGGGCAATATCCAGAGCAGCCAAGAAAGGGGCCAGATGATGATCGCACCTATTTTTAAAGTCTGCGCCGCCAGTCAGGCTGTAACGGCATTGATTGGAGAAAGTCCGGTTAGGCTCTATCCCTTTGGCCTGCAGGATGACAATGTGGTCTATCCCTATGTCGTTTGGCAGAACATCAGCGGTTCCCCAGAGAATTACCTCGACAAACGCCCCGACGCTGACAGCTACACGCTGCAGGTAGATGTCTATGCCGATACGGTCGCGTCTGCTGCATCCGTGGCCGCAGCGTTGCGTGATGCCATCGAGCCACACGCCTACATTACCAGATGGGGCGGCCAGAGCCGCGACCCAGAAACAAAGCGCTATCGCTATTCCTTCGACGTTGATTGGATAGTGCTTCGTTAACATTCCCAACTTTTCAACATACCGGCCTTGCGCCGGTTTTTTTATGACCGGAGATCACCATGTCTGTATTGACACAAGGCACGCAGTTTTATGTACTCGCCAACGGCGTTGTAAGCGAAGTTGAATGCATCACATCATTCACCCCTGGTGGCAACCCTGCCGATCAGATCGAAGATACCTGTTTAAGCGAGCGTAACAGCCGCACCTATAAAAAAGGTCTGCGCACACCGGCATCAGCTACCGTCACGCTTAATGCTGATCCAAAAAACGCCAGCCACCTTATGCTGCATAACCTGGCAGAATCTGACGACGAATCACTGCTGACCTTTGCCGTTGGTTGGGCAGATGGTGAATCCGAACCGACTGCAGCGGCTCCAGGAGCGCCAAACGCTGTAGATGGCTTGCTGTTGCCTGACGATCGTACCTGGTTTGTTTTCCAAGGCTACGTTACCGATTTCCCATTCGATTTCCAGGCAAACACGGTAGTGAGCACGACAGCAACTATCCAGCGTTCTGGTCCTGCTGTCTGGGTTCCAAAGGCTCAAGCCGGCAGCTAATCAATCTATCCGCCGGGGCCGAGCGCCCCGCGTTAACTTCTCATTGATGGTAACGACATGAAATTAACTCTGGAATCGTTGAAAGAACATGGCGCCTTTACCGGCCGCCCGGTAGAGAAAGAAATCACCTGGAAGCAGGGTGAGAAAGAACTGACGGCAACGGTGTTTGTACGGCCTTTGGGTTACTACACTGCGCGATCAGATATTCTCGCGGTAGGTGGAAAAGTTGATGGCGTCGCTGGCCGCATCGCAGCTTCGATTTGTGATGAGAATGGCCAGTCAGTATTTACCCCTGCAGATATCACAGGTGAGGCGGATCCGGATCGTGGTGCGCTCGATGGTGCTTTAACAGTGGCTTTGCTGGTGGCCATTCAAGAGGTCAATAACCTGGGAAAGACGGAGCCATCAGCGCAGACGACGAAGCCTGGTGCGAATTAGTCCTGAACGGTATCGGCGGCAGGACAGTGGCAGAGGCTCAGGAGCGTCTCAGCCTTTCTGAGTTTCGCCTGTGGATGAAGTATCGTAACAAGTTTGGCAGTCTAAACCCCATGATGCGGACTGAGTGGGGAGCAGCGCTGGTGGCAAGTACAATTGCTAATGTAAACAAAAAAGAAAATACACCTCCTTTTCATGTGGCAGATTTTGCTCCTCATATTGAGTTAGAGGAAAAACCAATCAGCCTGGATGAGGCAAAGGAGAGGTGGGCATAGATATATCATTGTGTTCTGGTTTATTTCCCACAACACAATGATGGCTATGCTATTTTTTTCTTTCTATAAAGTTTTTTGCAGCAATTAAAGTGATTGATAATATCACTGTAATTATGTACCCGTAGATCAGTCGCGAATTTAAATTCGAAAGAAAATCCATGGAGTTTGAATTGTAGCTTAATGTTTCATTTAAAGCCTTAACATAAAAATATGGCATATTTAAAAATGACGAAATAAGGCTTATAAAATAAATTGATGAAAAGAATAAAGTTCCTTTGTAAAGACCTTGTATTATTGATTTTGTAATTAAGTATGCAATTGATTTCATGTTTAAATATCTCATGTTTGATTTTATAAAATGTCAAGACATTAATGATAGCAGTTGTTTCCTAAGATAAAAATAATTTATTTAAACCCATGAGGAACATTTATGGCTAGCAAATCCCTCGGGACACTTACGATCGACCTGATAGCGAAAACTGGGGGGTTTGTCTCAGGGATGGATAAGGCTGAAAGAGCATCAGAAAAATGGAGAAAACAGGTTCAGAAAGATGTGGCTGATGCTAGTAAAACCTTAGCCGGCATGGCAACAGCAGCGGCAGCAGCAGCTACAGCAGTAGGTGTTGCAGGATATCAGTTGCTTAAGTCAACGTCTGAGCAGGTGGCATCAACAGATAAATGGGCAAAATCTTTAAACATGTCAACCCAGGAGTTGTTGGCGTGGCAATTTGCTGCTGAGAAAGCTGGTTTATCCGGCGATAACATGGCCGATATTTTCAAGGATCTTGGAGATAAGATCGGTGATGCAGTATTAAACAAGTCTGGTGAGGCCGTAGATGCCTTGGATGCACTTGGTCTATCTGCTGATAAATTATCAAAAGTTTCTCCAGATAAGCAACTTCTTGCCATAGGTGATGCATTAGGCAAGATAAACACTAACTCAGCGAAAATAAATATACTTGAAAGTATTGGTAATGACCTATCAAAACTCCTTCCTCTATTTGATAATAATAATGAAAAATTAAAGAATTTCATTCAGCTTGCTAAAGATTATGGAGTTGCCCCTGACCCTGCATCCATAGATGACTTGGTTAAGGTTAATGATTTATTTCAAGATATGGAGAGTCAGGTAAAAGGCTTAAAGATTGAAATAGCTACCGGACTCGCTAGAGTTGATTTGTCACCTCTTCAGGACTCTCTTGATAAAATTAGGGTTGTATTAACCGATCCAAATATACAGCAAGGGTTAGTTGATTTAGTTAGTAACGTAGCTGAATTAGCTGGTTGGTTTATAAAGACAGCTGCAGCTGCTGGGGAGTTGCTAAAGTTTCAGAACAATAGAGTTTCGATACTTGGTGGAAACATAGATAAAGATAATCTCGATCAGGTCACTGGTAGGATTGAATATCTTCAGGATTATTTGTCAAAGCATTCAGGAGGAACTTCGATTGCAGGGTGGATAACCGGTTATGATGATTCTGCAAAATCTCTGAATGAAGAGTTAAGTAACCTTATCTTAACACAAGATAAGCTACATGAAAAAAGTATGGCTGGACAAAAATTACCTACTCAACTAGCAACTGTAGTTGCAGGTAATTATGGCCTTCCTCCTGGTGGTTCAAATGGAAAATTAAAGCCAGATGCTGGAGCAAAAAAACTTGAGTCAGCATTTAAGGCGACAGAATTAAGTTACATGCGCCAGATAGCGCTGATAGAAACCACGGGTAAAAAAACTGCAGAAGTCACAGAAGCTGAAAAGTTACGCTTTGACCTAGCCAGTGGTAAATTGGTTGGTATTAATGTTGAGCAGCAAAAGCGTCTTATTCAGTTAGCTGATGAGTTGGATAAGCTTCAGGCATTAAAAAAAGCCAATGAAGAAAATCTAAAGGTGGCGGCGTTCGCAGCAAACCTGAAATCATCAAATGATAATGATCGCCAGACCTTGAATGCCGATATCGTTGGCACGGGTATGGGGGATAAAACTCGCAGCCGAATGAAAGAATTGCTGGGGATTCAGCAAGACTTTATCACTCAGCAGCAAGAGTTGCAGAAGCAATACCAGTCAGGTGACATAACCAAATCACTGTACGATAAAGAAACTCAGGCTTTGCAGGATGCACTGAAGGAAAGGCTTGAAATTCAAGAGGACTATTACAAGCAATCAGATGAGCAACGGGATGATTGGTCGTCTGGTATTTCTGATGCTCTGATAGATTTTGCTGATCGTTCCAGTGATTACTATCAGCAGGCAGCAGATGCCATGACATCAGTCCTGGGGGCAGCCACCGATTCTATATCTGATCATATCTATGATGTCATCAGCGGTACAGAGTCAATGGGCGATGCCATTAAGGGGATTTTCTCGGATCTCGGTCAGTCGGTTGTAAAAGCATTGATTGATATGGCTGCTCAATGGTTGGTTTATCAGGGTGTTCAGTTATTGGTAGGAAAGACGGCGCAGGCTGCAGCCATACCTGCAATGGTTGCCAATGCGCAGGCCACAGCCCTACAAGCCCAGCTTGCCGCTTTTGCCTCTACGGCTGCAATACCCATTGTTGGCCCGGCGTTGGCTCCGGCGGCTATGGCCACAGCGGCAACTATAACTGAGCCGATGGTAGCAGCTATTTCTGCAGCTGGTCTTTCCGGTATGGCCCATGATGGTATTGATGCTGTTCCTGAAACGGGTACCTGGTTGCTTCAAAAGGGCGAGAGGGTAACGACTGCTGGGACAAGCGCAAAACTGGATGCAACCTTGGAGCGTGTTAGTCGGGATGCAAATACAGGTGGCGTTGCACCAAATATCGAAATTCATACGCAAGTGAATGGAGATCCTGATGCAAGGACATTGCAGATGCTGAAAGAAACCCAAAGAGCAGCAGTTAAGGAGGCGTTAGAGCAAAGCGCTTACCAAATTGCAACTGGCCGTGGTGATGTTGGAAAGGCTGTCGGCATGGGTTGGCAAACAAAACGGAGAACAGGTTAATGGGTATCACATCCAATATCGATTACCCGCATCAATACCTGCCATTGCCGCTTCAGGATGGGTATGGACTTAAGCCCATCAGCCCGTTGCTCAGAACGCAGATGATATCAGGAAGAGCTCGCCAGAGGCGGCGGTACACTTCAACGCCAACACAGGCGCCTGTATCCTGGTTAATGAATGACGTTCAGGGGCAGGCTTTTGAGGCTTGGTATCGCGATGCAATCAGTGATGGGGCCTCATGGTTCAACATGACTTTGCGCACCCCGATAGGGATAAAGTCCTATGTATGTCGCTTTGTTGATATCTATGAAGGTCCTGTGTTAGTTGGCGGCAAATATTGGCAGTTCAGTGCAACGCTAGAACTTTGGGAGCGCCCATTGGTTCCACCTGGTTGGGGTAATTTCCCAGAGTTTATTGCAGGTCAGGATATTATTGACCTTGCTCTTAATCGGGAGTGGCCTGAAGCATGACGGTATTAAATCGACTTTATGCGTCGTCGGGTTCTGAAGTCATTATCGAAACTCTGCAGATCGTTGTCGGGGGAGCCACATATTGGTTAACGCGTGGATGGGATGATATAACCGCAACACTTGAAAGCGGGGTGCAGGCAACATTTACGGCTTGCGGTATAGACTTATCGTTACCAGCTCGAAATGCTGACGGCACGCAAGATCTTAAATTTGCGATATGCAACATCGATGGAACAGTTTCAAATGCAATCCGCGATGCTCTTGGCAATCAGGAAATCGGCACGCTTACCTATCGACATTACCTATCCACTGATCTAACGGCGCCGGCTTCTCCTCCGTTTACGTTAACAATTAAATCGGGCTACTGGACCTCAATAGAGGTTCAGATTACTGCGGGCTACATGAACGTTCTTGATACGGCGTGGCCACGCCGCAGGTTTACTCTTCCAGACTATCCGGGGCTTCGCTATCTCTCGTAAGGAAAATCCCATGTTTGAACCTGATAAATACCTTTCAGTCACTTGGCTGAAGGGTGGCCGCACATATCCAAAACTTGATTGCTTTGGAATTGTTAACGAGATCCGGCGCGATATCGGTATGCCAGCTTGGCCAGATTTTGCAGGGGTAACAAAGGATAACCACGGACTCGATCGCGCTGCAAAAGAACTGATGAAAGAACTGATCAGATGTAACCCATCCGAGGGCGCGGGGATCGTTTGTTATTCAGGAAGTCTGGTTACTCACGTCGCCATCGTGGTCATGATCAACGGCGTGCTTCACGCTGCTGAATGCAATCCTAAAGCGAACGTAACCTTCCTTCCGCTGGCACGGTTTGAGCGACGGTATATCAAAGTGGAGTATTACCAGTGATCAGAATTTATCCTTCTCGCCTGCCTGGTGAACCGCTTGAAACTCATCAACATAAAGCCATGACCTTGCACCAGTGGTTCGTCGATAACGTGGATGGTTATCAGAATGTAATGCGTCATCCTGTCTCGGTTGAGGTTAACGGTAAGTGGATACCCCCTGAAGAGTGGCCACTGTGTTATATCAGCGCTGAAACGGATGTGCGCATATTTCCAATTCCGTATGGGACTGGCTTAGAGATTGCTGCCTGGGCTGCAGTAGCGGTAGCTGTAGCTTCTGCCGCTTACTCTCTGATCATGATGTCTCAGATGAGCAAGGATGGGATGGGGTCAGCCAGCGGCGGGGATTCTCTGGATTTATCGCCAGCAAAAGCCAACACAGCAAAACTTGGCGATCCAATCCGTGAAGTTCTTGGAAGAGATCGCGTTTATCCTGATTATCTGGTGCAGCCGGTAAGTCGGTTCGACAGCAGTAATCCACAAATTTACAGAACAGATATGTTTCTGTGCGTTGGCGTTGGCACGCATGCAATAAATCAGACGACGATAAAGATCGGCAATACGCCGGTTAGCAGTTTTGGTGATGATGTTAGTTTTACGATTTATCCGCCGGGTGCTAGCGTCGCTTCTGACCACCGAACAGAAAATTGGTTTGCTTCAACTGAAGTTGGTGGTACGACATCAGGCACCGCTGGACTTGACCTTGCTTCGACAGGACCTGACTCGGTCAGCATCACGGCAGATGCAATAACCATATCTGGCAACAACGTTACAGTAATTGGCGCCGTGGATGATGCTGGTGATGCTGTAATTCCTGATTCTTGGGTTGTAGGAACAGATCTTACTATCCAGGTGCCAGATACCTTCACGGTAGCGCTCGAGGCTGGTCGTAACGTTATCTATGGAGATTTTGCTGAACTCAACCCGTCAGTAGGCCTTCCCGTATCCATGACATGGAATGGAACTCGGATTGACCTTTTCATTTCAGCTTATGATCCTGGCTCACCTGCAGTCCCAGGCGTAGGTGGTAACGCGGCCAGCATCACCGCATCCGCATCACCAACAACATACGACTTCAGCGCTAATCCACTTTCATTTACATTGACATGGGCTGGTGTGAACTATGTCATTTCTTTGACAGCTAACTACGTAACTATGTCAGGTCTCACAGATGAGATAGATGATCAATTATCTGGTTCAGGGCTGGAAGTTGTAGGGATAGATACGAAGGTAGTGATCAGGGAAAAGGAAAGCCCATTCAGTGGAAACAGTATTGGTTTCAGCGTACTTCCTTCAGTTTTGTTTGGTAGCGATCCTGTTATTGTTGCCGGTACGGCATCAACAGGCGGAACCCCCGCTGTTATGGAGCACATCGCTTTGTCATGGGGAAGCGTGACTGGTGATCCATTCATTGGACTTCCAAACGGGTCCCAACGTATAGCCTTTGGCCTACGAGGATATCGCTATCGTATAACTAACATTGATGGGCAAACTATCAGCGTTGAGAGACTAATTGAAAATTCAGATGGCTCAACAACGGTAGATCCCTCTTGGCCTGGGTTTACCGGGCGCACGTTGTTGGATTTTACAGTCACTGGATTGAGTGATTCCTATGACTGGATGGGGCCTTTCCTTTGCTGTCCAGAAAATGAAACAACGACTCAAATAGAGTTAAATTTCGTCTATCCACAGGGGTTATGCGATGTAGGAAGTAAAGACGGAGCCATTCACTGGCATGATGTAGCGATGACTGTTCAATATCGTTTGTCAGGTTCTGATGACTGGATCAGCGTACAAATAAAGCATGGAAATAACACGGTTAATGAGGTTGGTTACACCGAGGCTATCACGTTTCCTACTCCCGGAAATTATGAAGTACGGATTAAGCGAGATACGCCAGTATGGGGTGGTACTACTCGAGACTCCGTCCAGTGGCAAGCAATGCGCGCTAAACTTTCTGCTCGCAAGACCAGTTACCCCAATGTGACGACGATCGCGCTAACTATTCGAACTGGGAACCGTTTGGCCGCTCAGTCTGACCGCCGCGTTAATCTTGTCGCAACCAGGCTCTATGATGGGCATGCGTCGAGAAGCATCAGCGGGGCGTTCTACCACGTATTGAAAGACCTTGGCTATGCAGATAACCAGATAGACTTCTCCACTATCAATGCACTTGAGGCAAATTACTGGACGCCACGAGGCGAAACCTTTGACTGGTCAGCAGGCAGTGATAACACTTCTGGTCTGGAAGTACTGCAACGGATCGCCAATGCAGGTATGGGTTACTTTTTACTGAGCGATGGGCTGGCGTCTGCCGGCAGAGAGGGGGTAAAAAACTGGTCCGGCGTAATCAGCCCGCAGGAACAAACCGAGGAACTCCAGACAGCTTTCAAGGCGCTGTCACAAGATGACTATGATGGTGTAGATGTTACCTACATTAACGCCACTACATGGGCTGAAGAAACGGTTCAATGCCGTTTCAGCGACAACCCTACGCCTCAGAAAGTGGAGGACTACACCCTTGATGGAGTGAAGGATCCAGATAGGGCTTACCGTATAGGAATGCGCAGGCTGATGAAATATCGATATCAGCGGCTAACGCATACAACCAGCACAGAAATGGATGCTCTTTGCTATAACTACGGCGATCGCATTGTTCTTACCGATGATATTCCGGGAAGCAAAACGATTAGTTGCCTTGTGGTAGATGAACAGCATGATGCTAACACGGTAAGGATCCAAGTTAGTGAACCCCTGGATTGGTCATTTGAAAACCCACGATGCTTAATCCGGTTTCAAGATGGTTCGGCATCGCCATTGCTGGTTCCAACTCGCATTGATGACTACACGTTATCACTCAGCAATACCGGAGATATTCGTATTGATGAATGGATAATGAATGATTCATCAGTCGAACCACCAAGGATAGTATTCTGTTCTTCTTCTCGGGTGGGATACGATTCAATAATGGATTCAATAGAACCGGGTTCTGATGGTACGTGCCAAATTAATGCCCTGCAATATACTCCGCTGCTTTATCAATATGATGACGCAACCTATCCCGGAAATACTAATTAACTAACCTATAGCTAAAGAACCCGCTTCGGCGGGTTTTCTCTTTTATGAGGCAAAAATGACGACTTACAACACCGGAAACGCATTGGGCTCAACTGATCCAAGAGATCTCTATGACAATGCTCAAAATTTTGATGGTGCTATAAACGGAACGTCAGAGAAATGGACAGATCGCCTTGGGCGAGAGCGTCTTAGCTGGGATGGAATGCAAGCGAATATTTCTCCTCTTGGAAAAACGTACACCCAAGAGCAGGCAACCGCTGCTATTGCATCTGGAGAAATACCGGACGGAGCGTTCTTCTTTATCTGGTCTGATGATGAGGGCGCTGTAGCTGAAAAATATCAAAACGTGGGTGGTGTAATTACACCAACGGGTGTGAAAATATCAAGTGAGCAATTCGTGCAAATGGTTTACCAACAGGCGTTGGCAAACCTGGCCGATATTTCGCAGCTTAAAAACATCACATCGATGCTTAAAAACTACACCTCTAAAGGGTGGCAGTTTTCGTTGGAGTCGAAAAACGGCCCATCTGAAACGCTGCTTGGTGTAGACGATAATGGTGAATTGTGGCTCGCCGGTCTTGTTCGTGGGATACAGGAATATGTTGAGCAGTTGATCCCGACATCATTAGCGAACAGATATAAAGGGATTCAATGGGCGCTGGTGGATAAATCAGGAAAGCTCGGGCTTATCACAATTGACGATGATGGTGCTATGAACATTGTCGGGATGGACGATGCACTTCAGGATCGTGTCTCCTCGCTTTGTTCATCAACATTTTCTCGGCGTATTGTGGGATTTCAATATGTGGTTTTGGCCGAGGATTTAAAGTCGGCACTGCTCGCTATTGATGATGATGGCGGTTTCTATATTCCAGGTATTGAAGGCCCGCTTCAGGATAATCTGGGTGAGTCACTTGCAACGATAAAAACCGAGAACGGAGTGCCGGCGGCGGCATGGCGAGGAAATGTTGTGTGGTCTGAGAGGCCAGTACTCACCGCCCAAAAACTGACATCGACCGGATTTATTTTCAGTTATGTGCCTGGAGGTGAAGCAACGTCAGGTAGTGGAGTTAAGTACGAACCATCGATTCGAGAAATGCCGATCGATGCAAACGAGGTGCATGGCGGGGGTTCGGGTGGCCAGTCACTGAACACGCCAAAAGATGGCGCCGGCATTAATATTGTCAATCGCGATCCTGCTTTTCGTGGTCGAGTACTCGCGGGTGCAAATGGAAGGCCGGAAGGCGGCGGCATGGATCCTGTAAGTGAGTCAGACTTGTCTACGCTTAACGATGCACAGTATCCGGCTGCAGGATGGCGCCAGGGTAACGTGTTGCCGATGTATTATGCGATTCTCCATCAGAATCCTGGCAACCAGGTCTTTATTCATGCCCCATTTGCGGCTGGCGGCCGCTCTTTTGCTGAGATAAGCAAAGGGACGATCCCATATCAAAACTCGCTGGACTTTGTGCAGTTGGGGAAAAATGCAGCTGATGGGGTAGGGAAACGCTACACGTTCAAATTCATGACGTTTGAGCATGGAGAGACGGATAACGACAACGGCAGCTCCCAAAATCCTGGTGACTATCTCGCGAAAATGACGCCTTATTTCTCGGGCATGCAAGTTGACTTCAAAGCGATTACCGGCCAGTCCGATAATTTTGCAGAGGTAGTGGGTCAGGTTGGCAGTCGCATCAACACCAAAAATCAGCAGGTAGATGATCAAGGTAACCCAATCGGCGAGCCTGTGATTGTACAGCCGTACTCTGTCACCGCCACCGACCAGTTAACTTATGTGCGTCAGAACGCAGTCAAAGCCATCATGTACGGCCCCAAATACCCGCTTAACTGGCTCTATAACGATGCAACGCTGAGCCATCTGAATGCCGCCGGCAAAGTGCTGCAAGGCGAATATGCCGCACAGGCTATCTACTGGCATCTGTATGACCCAGTGAAAAACGGCACCTGGACGGGGCTCAAAGCTCGCTCATTATCAGTGAATGGTAGCACTATCGACATCGTGTTCGATGTCCCATACCCACCGCTGGTAGTTGATACAACAACAATTGCTGATTGCCCTGGGCAAGGCTTCTCGTTGCAAGATGCCTCTGCTGAGGTTCAGTCGGTAGTAGTTATCGCACCAAACACTATCCGGCTTAATCTCAATCAGTCTCCAGCAGTTACAGATCACCTATTGATTGGATTCACCAACACTGTTCCAGCAACCCAAGACTTTGTCTATCCACTGGTTTGCCTGCGTGATAGCTCAACTCAAACATCACGCTGGATCACTAAGAACAGCCAACCCTTTCCGCTATATAACTGGGCATGCCTCGATCGCCTACCACTGAATGGAGCATTTTAAATGACAGCAGCTATCAATACTGGCAAAGCCTATGCGGGTTTTCGTGCCGCTCTCGACTTGTCGGCATCAATCCTTGACCCGCAGGCGCTCTTTAATGCCTATAAAGCGCGGGTAGTGGCAGACGGAGGCACTATCCCGGACGAGTCTGGTTGCTTGGCGCGGTTTTCATTTTTACTGAACAATGGCATGTATGACCGAGCGACGGTATGTGCTGCGCCGGCATTCGGGCTAAAGGCGGATGGTTCAGGAAACGTCCAGACCATTTACAACCTGCTTGGTGTTGACGGTGATTTGATTGCTGGTTCCCAGGGCACTCCGCCGTTGCCAATGACGTATGATGCTACCGCGCGCGCGGTTATTATTCAGATTACCTCCGGCGGTGGCTGGTTCTTAAAGAGCCGCGCAAACCAGGTTATTCAAAAGGGGGCCGCGTACCTTATCGCTGGCCGCATGAGCGATCTGTACCGTGCGGACAACAACGGTATTCAGCTTGGGTACAATATCAATAATCTGCCGCTGGCATATCTGCGGACAATGATCACTAACAATAACGCAATAACCGAATCGTGGCGGTATGGTACGCGTGATAGTGCCTGGCCAGCTGGTACTGGCGGCGCGGTAGGTGCTGCGACATCTATCTATGCTAACTATGTGCCATCGGCAGGACTTTTCAAAGTCGCGTCTGGTGTCATTGAAGGCTATGAGAAAGGAAAGCTGTCGGTAACTTCCTCTGTGGCAGCTACCGGTAAGCTTGCAGATCTGAGCAGTTTCACTGCTCCGTTGTTGATCGGCGGTTCGCAGGGAGCGGGCAGTGTAGGCGCATGCTATGGCGCTTTCAAAGATGTGTTGTTCCTGCACACTGCCGATGAGTCTGATGCGGTATTGGCTTCTCGTCTCGGTATGTGATGTATAGCCGGGATGGATCCCGGCTATTTATACAGCGTGGCAAAGTCGAATGCGATCGCGGCATCAACGGCTTTGCCCTCTGTTTCGAATGGAGTTTCCGAGACGAGCGGCCAGCGCCCTTTATGCCAAACATAAAGCCAGTGTTGGCCTTCTTCGTCCTCGCGGATCGCGAACATTGGGGGGCTGTTTTGCTGCGGTTCTGGGTATCTGTCGTTTTCGTTGAGAATGAAGATTTGCCGGCCGGAGAGGATTATGCTGCCCATTATTTGCCCTTTGATTTCTTAAGAAGATCAAATTTTTCATGAAGCGATTTCGGATATAGCTCGGTATAAACTTGCCACAATGTATTTAAGTTTTTATGTCCAGTTACTTGGGCTACCTCTTCGATACTAAATCCAGCCTCAAACAACCTACTTGCTCCCTCCCGTTTAAGATCGTGATAGTGCAGGTCATCTATCCCTATCTTCTCTCTCACCTTGATGAATGCTGCTGATATAGACTTTGAGTTATAAGGGAAAATGTATTTTGAAACCCTCTCTTGGCGCATGACTATCTCCCACGCCTCACCAAGCAGCGGAACACTCATGTGATTTCCTGCTTTCTTCCTCGGATCCTTTCTGTCCCTTACAAGAACTGATTTCTGAACATAATCAATATCATTCCATTCTATACGGCAAACCTCACCGACTCGCATGCACGAAAGAATAGAAAAATTGAAAATATCGACAAATGGTATCCTAGAGCGGGGATGGTTTTGCCGCTCTTGCAAGGCAGCAACGATAACATCTATCTCGTTTTCGTCAGGGCGTCTAGTTCGCCTATTCGATTTCGAGATTAGGCGCATCTTAGCCAGAAGTGGCTTTGCTTCATCAATCGGATTAGCGGTATAGCTGATGCCGTATATAGGCTTTGCGGCTTTCAATACCGTGCCAAGATAACTCAAGTCATGAGAGACGGTCGATGGAGCGGCGCCGTTAGCAACCCTGCGTCTGCAGTGATCAATGATGTCATTGGCCTGCAGCTTTGATAGCGATAAGAAGCTAAACTCTGCGGTCAGCAACATTCGCAGAGTAGAGGATTTATCTTTTCCCGCCTTTCCACCTGTTTCTGGATCATCAAGATATTTTTGTATGAGTTCGGCCACAGTTATCCGGTCGGTGTCATTAGAGTTTGGAATGCCGTTTTTTTCCAACTCAGCAACCCGGTTAATGCCCCATGTCTTTGCCAGCGCCTGTTTGCTAAACGTTCTATTTTCACGGAAAAGATAGACGCCTTTTTCCCGGACACCAACAGTGCAGCGATACCGTACAGTGCCATCTGCTTTGATTCTTTTTTCGATGCTGTAATAGGCCATAGTTAAACCATTCGGTACGATTTGAGGGGTGCTGTTAGGGGTGCTGATGAGCGGAAAATACATTAAACCTGATTGAAATGCATTAAAATAATGCAATTTTATTAGATGGTTATGCTTTGATGTTATTGGTTTTTATATGAAATAACTGTGATTACATACAGTTATATTTCCGATGGTACACCGGATAGCCAACGGAGAAAACCGCGTGAGCTTCCGGTGCTAAGCGGGGTTGCCATGCGACGGATGTGCGGTAAGCTAGGGGCAATCGAACGGCCTGAAACCGGTTCCTCTTTTACCCTTTGCAAGGAGAACACATGAAGCAAATCGTTTATGTCGCCAGCCCGGAGAGCCAGCAGATCCACGTTTGGCAGTTGGATGACGCCGGCGCGCTGGCGCTGCTGCAAACCGTTGACGTGCCGGGCCAGGTGCAGCCGATGACCCTTCATCCGGACAAGACCCACCTGTACGTCGGCGTGCGTCCGGCGTTCGGCATCGTCAGCTACCGCATCGAGGCGGACGGCACGCTGCAGCAGGCCGGCATGGCGCCGCTGCCGGGCAGCCCGACCCATATCTCCACCGATTTGCAGGGGCGTTACCTGTTCTCCGCCTCCTACAGCGGCAACTGCGCCAGCATCAGCCCGATCGGCCACGACGGCGTGGTGACGGCGCCTATTCAGCAGATCGACGGCCTGACCGCGCCGCACTCGGCGAACATCGATCCGACCAACCAGCTGGTGCTGGTGCCTTGCCTGAAAGAAGACCGCATCCGCCTGTTCAACCTGAGCCTGGCGGGCCAGCTGACGCCGCACGCGCAGGAAGCGGTGGCGACCGCCGCCGGCGCCGGCCCGCGTCATATGGCGTTCCACCACAACGACAAGTTCGCCTACTGCGTCAATGAGCTGGACGGCACGGTGGACGTGCTGGCCATCTCGGAAAACGGCGGCAAATACACCGTCACGCAGACGCTGGACATCATGCCGGCCGACTTCGACGGCACCCGCTGGGCGGCGGACATCCATATCACGCCGAACGGCCGCTTCCTGTACACCAGCGACCGCACCGCCAGCATTCTGACCATCTTCAGCGTTTCTGCAGACGGCGGCACGCTGAGCGTGGTCGGCTATCACCCGACCGAAGCGCAGCCGCGCGGTTTCAACATCGATCACAGCGGCCGTTTCGTGATTTCGTCCGGCCAGAAATCCGATCACATCGCGGTGCATGAAATTGACCAGGCCAGCGGTAAGCTGACCACGCTGGCGCGTTATCCGGTGGGCAAAGGCCCGATGTGGGTGAGCGTGCTGGCGAAGTAATTCGGCGGTCAGACGAGTATGGAAAAAGCGCGATTCGGTGGAATCGCGCTTTTTTATTGGCGGGGGATCAGTTGAACGTCACCGTCAGCGTGGCGCTGCCGAGGCTGTGGAAATGGACGTTAAAGCCCACCAGCGCGCCGCTGGAACCCTCATCCACCTCGATGCGCTCCACGTCCAGCGCATGCACGGTGAACTGGTAGCGGTGGCTTTCGCCACTCGGCGGCGCCGCGCCGCCGTAGCCGGCTGAGCCGAAGTCGGTGCGGGTCTGCAGCGCGCCGGCGGGCAGCGGGGCTTTGCCGGAGCCCGCGCCCTGCGGCAGCTCGCGCACGTCGGCGGGAATGTTGGCCACGATCCAGTGCCACCAGCCGGAGCCAGTCGGGGCATCGGGATCGTAAACGGCGATCACGAAGCTTTTGGTGCCGGCCGGCACGCCGTCCCAGGCCAAGTGGGGCGACAGGTTATCACCGTGATAGCCCATGCCGTTGAAAACCTGCTGCTGCGGCAGTTTGCCGCCGTCCTGCAGATCGTTGCTGTACAAACGAAAAGCCAT